CCAACCCGAGACAGATCGCCCACAATGCCCCCGGCAACAGCGGAGCCAAGCGTCGCGCCGAATCCCGCCGCATCCTTTGCCGTCTGCCACAGCCCGCGCTTTTGCGACCTGCGCCGCCGGAACTCCTGATATGCCGCGTCAATCTCGGGAGTGCCGTAGTCGTAGTTTTGAGCCGCAACGCCGATTCCCGCAGCCGCAGCGATGGGAGGCAGAAGGCGAGGGTCTACTGAGCCGAGAAGGTCGTTTTTGCCGATGTTGGCGGGGTCGAATTTGGCGTTGACGGAGCGGATGTTTTCAGGATACAACTCGACTCTTTCATACCCGCTAACTTCTACCGAATCGAATCCCTTTGACCTCAAGTAATCTTGAGTTTTCCGGTCCGCTATGCCGCCGCCTACTGCGTTTTGAGCCTCTTTTAAATCCTCAATTCCCGCTGTTTTTGTGCTCTTTGAATAAAGCGGGTAAATAGTCGTAGAAAACTGATCGTTTGATTTCCTGATTTCGGCTGGATTGACAATCCCGGCAAAATCTTCCGGGTCCATAAATCCGCCTTCAATCGCTGCGACTTTTGGGCTTCTGCTAGTGAAAACAGATGGCGTATTAAACGCTCCTATATCAGTAGCCGTTGTCCCGTGATATAGAACCCGCGACGTATCAAACCCCTGCTCCTGCGCCCTCGCCAGCCGCGCTGCGGTGGACATGTCGAGGTCGTCGGCAGCACGCGCAGCGTTATCCAGTTGCCGTGCAGCGTTGTCGAGTGCGCCATTAAGCCTGCTCAACTTGCCCACTGATCCGCCCCAACAGTTGCTCGACGCCCGATTCTACCGAGTCGTTCTCAATGTCCTGCGCCCGCGCTTCGACCGTAGTTTTGAGGGTTTGCGCTTTCTTAAGGCCGATTTCGGCGTCGGTCGCCTGCATTCCCTTGACGATGTTCGCAATCTCGGCGCGGGTTTTCTCAATCTCAAGCTGCAACTGCGCCGTTTTCAGTTCCAACTCTTTCTGTTGTGCTGCCGCGTTCGCCGCTGCCGTCTGAGCCTTCGTCTGCGCTTCTAGGGCGCGGGCTTTTGCTTCCTCAAGGGCAAGCATCGCCATCGGATCGGGCTGCGGCGGAGGCGGCGGTGGCGTTTTGGCGGGGTCTTTGAAATAGGTCGAAACGTGACCAAGGCCCGCATTCGATACCAGCGCATCGAGTGTGTTGTAGATCGTCGCGGAGTCCGAAAGCCCAACGGCAAGCGCCTCTTTCTGAAGCCCGAGAACCTGGGCCAAGAGAGCCATCTTCTGCTCTTTGTTCTGGAATCCGAGACCCACGTTCACCGTCACATCGGAACGCTCGTCCCAGGTCGCAGGGTTGAACTCGACCCATTCACCACGCAACCGGATAGCCTTCGGTCGGTCAATGTACGTCCTGAGAATCTGGTGCATCTTGCGGAACAACTGCCGCACGCCCGTCTCTGCGAAGATTCGCACCAGCATCTCGATACGCTGGCTTGCCTGGTCAATCGCCGCGTTGAACGCGCCCATCGTGGTCTTTTGCAGTACGTCAGGATCAAGGCTCAACTGCGGGCTGATACCCGTGCGGACGTTCTGCATCTCGCTCACGCCCTGAATGACCGGGAGAAGTTCCGCGACGATGCTCTGTACCGTTTCCTCTCGGATCGCATTCGGATCACGCGACGGGATGAACTCGCTCGAGTTATCCAGCATCACGTCTAACGTGCCAGCCTCGTCGGATATGAACGCTTCACCGATGTACTTGCGCCGGGTGTTCTGCTTATAGACGTTATCCAGAAGCTGCCGCCACAGTGTGCTCTTGATCTCCTGCAAGTCCTTCGCAATGTCGATGTAGGACATGCCGGTATGCTTGTGGGGCAGGAGAATGGCCGAAAGTGCCACGAACGGCTGATAGTCGGTTTCTTCGTCCTCGAAGATGGTATCGCCAACCATCACGATGCGCCGGCGTTCTAGTTTCCCGTCGCCGTCCTCGTCTATATTGGTGACTACCTTGTAAACCCAATACTTCCGTTCAGCGCCGCCAGTCTCGTCGCTGTCGTCCGGTTCCTCGTCCTCATAGAACAGCCGGTTAGTCCGCTCGTCGCCCCATGAGTGTTCGTCAGTAGCGCCGACCAACTCCAGCTTTTCACGGTCGAAGCCTTCCGCGATCAGTTCAGACTTGGACTTTTTCACCCGGCGACCAACGAAGTCGGCTTCGTCCAGGTCCAAGGTGAGGCAGTTCTTGTCCACCAGCATTTCATCAGGCGGAACCGGCAGAATCTTGGGCTTCTTCTCGGTCCACTTCACCCGAAGTTTTACGTCGTAAGCCTCGCCCACTTCAGTCATGCGGGAATCGTGGCCCAGCACTTCAACGTCGCCCTTCATCGCAAGCGATACCATCACTTGTTGAAGGCCAATGGCGGAAAGCCCCTCGTATTCCTCTACACGGGACCGCTCGACTTCTTCACAGTCAAGTTCGATGTACCCGTTAGGGAACATGAGCGCATCTTTGAACCAGTGATGCAGCGCGAGGAAGCCGTTATTTTCCTTTAAAATGTAGTGGTTTGCGATGTCCGTCTCTTGCTCTGCGGCCTGCTCATCTTCAGGACCAACAGGCGTGAACTCGACCACGCGATCCCCAGCCGTGAACACGCGCAGGATGGACGGCAGTGCCCATTCCACGGTTTCCATAGCCTCGCGGGTGACAACCGACGAATAGCCGTCGCGTTCCGTTCCATACGGCTTGCCGACGTAGTAGTTGAAGTTCCGCTGACGAACGGCAGACAGATCGCCCCCGTCAATGTTGAGCGAATCGTCAATCTTGTCTGCGAGGAATCGAACAACCTCGCTTTCAGTCATCGGATTACGCTTCAACTTAACTCCTACACGCGCCACTTAGTGGACTGCTTAAATCTCGTCTGTACCAATTTCGCCCTGCGGTCGCTCATGGGCAGTTTGGGAGCGCCCCATACCGAAGAACCGTGGAAGCCCTGCGCGAACTGCCTGAAGGCGTCGGCCCCGTTACTCGCCCAATTGTGTAGCGGATGCTGCCTGTGCGTGCCGTGTACGTCGTCGTAAACGTACTGATAGGCTGCAAGAGCCTCTAACCCCCTCTCGCACCGTTCCTCGTCAAACCAGCAGGACGGGAACTTCTGCCGGGTCATCTCGATGCCTTCGTTGATGTGCCCGATGCGCGGGACCACTTCAATCGGCTTCACCCCGGCAGATTCCAGTTGATCCCGCCGCGTGTTCCGCATCCCCAAGAGTTCCACTTCTACGTCATGCGGGAGAAAGTGCCGCCCGTAGTTGTAGCCCTTGTCTTTCAGGACGCGGACGTACACATCGAGGTCAACTAAGCGGTTCTCGTAGTAGTCGATAAACCGATGCTCAGGACCAACCTTTTGCATGAACCAAATCGCGGTAGAGTCGTTCCGCCCCAAGTCCCAGAACGTGTGAACCTCGACCATCGACTCGACCGGGATTTTGCATATCCGGCCATCTTCCCGCGCTTTTCTAAGCTGCTTCGCGTAGATAGAGCCGTCCGCGAACTGCTTAAATTCGCCTTCCCAAACGTGCAGGTATTCGTCGTAGTCGGTCGCCTTCAGGTGCTCCATTTCCGCATGGAGTTCTTCAGGGAACCAAGGGTTATCCTGCCAGCCGACCTTCACCACAACCGCGTTAGGTGGCGGATTCACAACAAACCGCTGAAAGGTCGGATCGTTCTTGAATCGCGGGTTGAACGTGACCCAAATCTGCGAGCCTGCGTTACGAACCGTTGGGATCAGCACCTCCCATGATTCGTCGGATACGTTCGCGGCTTCCTCGACCCAGCAAATATCGATTGCTTCGGTCGATTTAATTTCCTGAACGTTTCGCCTCAGCCCTTTGAACAGGAACTCTGTTCCGTTCGCGCCTCGGATTTCGTTCTGTAGGACCGTGTAGTGGTCCGTAAGCCCAAGGGAAGCAATCTGGTCCGCTAACAGCCGGTGAACAGAGTCAGCGATTGAAGATTGGAACTCCCGCGTACAGAGTACCCGGACCTTGCGCTGTAGCCCGATGATGAGAAGTGCCCGAGCACACGCCCAGGACTTCGCGCCGCCCCTTCCACCGTAGTAAACCTGGTAGCGATGCTGACCAAAAAGGGGCGAGAACTTCTCGGGAAACTCAATCTCAAGACTTGCTGACAAGACTGACCCGGACTTCGTTAATCAGGGGCTTGTCGGAATCGCCAGATACCGTGATAGCCGAAAGATCAGGGAGCGTCTTTTTCAACAGGATTTCCGCAGCCTTCAACTGGCTAGGCTCCATGTTTTTCTTGCCTTCGGCGTGATCCTGAAGCGCATTCACCAGCGCCGCCGTTTTGATCTTCAGTCTTACATGCTCCGAATGGAGCGAACCAACTCGTCTGCCTGCCATTTTCCTAGTTCCCGAAGGTTAACTAGCCAAAATTCAGGGGAGCAGAATCACCACAAGCGACGGGCCGGTTGCCGAAGCAAGATTCACCCGAATGTTGTACTGACTGCGCCCCAACTCGATGATTTCGTCTGCCGCTGCCGTGTAGCTTGCGCCAGCAATATCCCGCCACGTTCCGTCCTCGCCCTGGAACTGCACTTTCGCCGTGCCGCCCCCGAACGTACCGGAAAGGTGAACGTGGACCTTGTGCGCTACGGCCACCGAAGAACTGTTGCCGTCTGCGCTGAGTGTCTGAATCACGCCGTTTCTCCTTAAATAACGTCGTTGACTACCGACCGCACCATGCGAGCACCACTAGCGATAGGTCTCACCGTCTCGTTAGGGTCGTATGCGCTTGCCGCTGTCGTGGTTACGTCGATCTTCGCCGCCGTCGCTGCGTTGTCGAAGGCGTCAACCAACGTGTAATAAATGTCGTAAGCCGTGGAATTACTCAATCCGGCAATCGTGGACGACAGGAACGCCCCGGATGCCGCCGAAGCACTGGATTTCGGGGCCGCAGCGTCAGCCGCGTCAGTCCCGGCGATGATTTGCGCCTCGCTAGGGGCCGCAGCAGCGTCAGCAAGAGCCACCATGAACAGCCTAATGGGTCCGTTCAGGTCGGTAGCCACGCCGCCTATACCGGCGAACGTAGCGCCAACAGCACCAGCCGTAAACGCCGACGTTTCAACCGGAGGCGAGGAATCGCCGGTCTGCATCCCTAGCGATATGTACCGGGTATAGAAACCCGGCACCATGACTGCGGGTAAACTCATCAGCCAGTCCGGTTAATGTCGGTCGGGTTGGTGCCGTCGTTCAGCGTCAGGGTAAACGCCGATGTGGTGCCATCCAGCCGCCGAACCGTGAGGGTCGTGCCCGATACGTCCTTGTCGAGCAGGAATTGCTGAATCGCCAGCAACGCCTGCGCAACCGTTGGCGCAGCACCATCCGCCGCGTAACTCTCGGTCATCGCCGTCGTCAGCATCGAGCTAACGAGGTCGCTCGCGTTGTGCCCTGCCGATCCGCCAGTGCTGCGAATCTCGATAGCCGCGTCAATCGTCACGCCGCCGGTGCCATCAAGCGCCGCCTCAAGGTTGTCAGCCGCAGTCGAATCACCGCTGATATGCGTCGTGTTGACAGGCATCGGGGTCGTGCCGTCCGTGTACGACTCAAGGTTATCCGCAGCAACAGAATCGCCGCTGATCTGCGTCACGTTCGCCGGGAGCGGCGTTGCTCCAGTGGTTGCCGCTTCCAGAGCATCGGCAGCCGTCGTGCTGCCAGAGATTCGAGTTGAGTCAGCTATGACGTATTCACCAAACGTCCCGGCACTTTGATACGTTGCGCGGGTCGAGTTCCATACCGCTGCTGCGATTTGCGTCGTGGTGGCTGCGTCTATGCCGAGGTCTTTAATGACGTACTGCGTTCCAGCAATCGGCTGCGTCGTCCAGGCAGGGTCTACAGTTGCGGCCTTGCTAGTCCCGTCGTATGCAGTAATTTGTCGAGACTGTCCTGCGCCAGTTCCAGAGACGAGAGAAACAATCTGGTAACGGTAGTGATTGTTCGTTGAACTTGATCCAGAAGCATCAAGAGTAATCGAGTTCTCACCACCACCCTGAGCCTGCCCAGAGTGCGACCCTTGAAGCATTGACCCAAAACTTCCCTCGCTGTTGTGATCGGCCATCAGTTTGTTCCAGACCGCTGCGGCGTTTTGGTCTGCTGTCGGAGCAGATGCGCCAGGCAGCGTGCCAAACTTGCGAACTTGGACAACCGAGTCTGCACCAAGAGCTGTGGCAAGCGTCCCATTCAGTGTCGCAATACCGGCTGCCGTGTAGTCAGAGATGAACTCCGACTGCCCTGCGCCAGTTCCACTGATGACCTCTAGGATCATGTTGTTGTAGTAGTCGTCATCAGCTACACGACCAGAGGACGGGAGTTCTACCGTAGTCGTCTCGTTGCCGCCCGTGCCAATGGTTCCTGAGAGCGCGATGCTACCGAACAGGGCCGCGCCCATCGAGTTCGCCGTCAAGTGACCTGATCCAGCCTCATCCCAGATTGCGTCAACCCCAGCGTTGGACAGCGCGTAGCCGGTCTTGTCGCTTACGGTGCCAGCCGTGACAGCACCAGACGAAAGCGATACCTCGCCAGTGCCCGTGCCGGACTTGATCGTGACCTTCGGATGACCTGCGGAATCAGGCGTAGCGACAGCCGATCCGTTCCACTGAGTCACGCTAACGTCGAGCAGGTCGCCGCCGTCAAGCAGAGCGTCGTTCAGAGCCGCTGCACGGAAGCCGATCACAGGGCCGCGCCACGGGAGGACGCCGGTAGCTACGCCAGTGAACCAGCCGTAGCCTTCAGTGTCGTTGTTAATTGATGCGCCGCCAGAAGCTGGGATCTCAATCGTGTAGATCCCATCTCCTTGATGGGTCCAGTCGTAGTTCCCGCCAGTGGTAGGCGTCACCGCAGTCTGTGTGAAAGCGCCTGCGCTTGTCACGAAGTTCCACACGAGATCCATGCCGGCAGCGTTATACGCTACAGCAGTCTCGCGTGTTTTAAAATCAGTATCGTCGAGGAGCGGCATGAGGTTAACAGGAACCTCACTGAGCGCTGTATCGACATCGAAATACATGTCAGCCATTAAAAGTTAACCTCAGAGTTGAGAATAGTACGCCGCTGCTGCGCCGTTAGACGAGCCACCCCCACCGCCAGTTGCGGCATAGGTGTATAAGCCAGTGACAATCCAGGCGGATGTCGGGATCGTGGTCGTCAGAGATTTGGAGCCGGCAGCGCCAAGGTCTGGATTGTCGAAGGTTTTTGCCTCGACGCTGCCAGTCGGCGCAGCCGCTTCTGTCCAGCCGCTTTCGCTAGTGGCATGGTCACGTGAGTTTCCGCCAGAACTCGCAACGCCTATCCCGATTTCATTCGCCGTCGCCGTCGTGACGGTTGCTGTATTCGATGTAGCAAAAGCCCGCGTAGCAATGTTCGATTGCGTAGGGCCAGCAGCGGCGAGGTTATCAATCTCAAGGATGTTATACGTTCCGAAGGCGTTGTCTGCCGTCGTAATCGTGACCTGAGTAGGTCCTGTCGTGATGTTGTTCCGGCGATAGATGTAGAGGTAGGCCCGGTCGGTGGTTCCTTCTAACTGCTGCCCGCTAACATCTGCCGTATAGGTCGGGCCTCCCCCGCCGTTGTCCGTTACGTTCGTTGGTGCCCTGTTGGTCGGCAGGGTCATCACAACCAGCAGAGAATTTCCCGACGTAACAGCAGGGATTGTGATGTTGTTTGTCGTGCTGAAGCTGAACGCCGCAGCGGTACGGTTAACAATCGCCATCAGCGAATCGCCCCAACGGTCGAATGGTCAGGGACCGTCACACCATCCCATGCTGCGCGGGTGCAACCGCTGCCAATCGTAACGCCGCCGCTTATGCCGATGCTTCCGCTTGCGCCAGCCGTGGTGTAAAGCGTGCTGTTGATGACCGTCCCAGAGTTTGAATAGCCGCCCATCTGATCGGCAAACATATAGTTATCATCTTGTTCGTACCGATCAAAGTTGTCGAAGATGGCGTTTTGAACATGCGGCCCCTCTCCAGCCGTGCTTACATGACCGACAGGCATGTTGCCCCTGCCCCATGAATCTTTGATCCAAACGTAATCAGTCCCCAGATGAATGCGTAAGCATGACCCCGCAACTCCCGAGCCGGACTCGCCGTCAGGTGAAAACACCGCGTCGCAATACACCGCCCTGCGGATGCTCATGATCCGATGACCGTGCAAGCCACGGCAGATCGTCTTTGAGTTCAGGAAAAAGAAATCCTCATGGCGTAATGAACTGGTCAGAGGACTAGTGTTCTGGGGTGTATACAGCGCCCATGAGGTTCCGTCAGTAGACGAGGATTTTCTGACCTGAAGCGTCGAATTAAGGAT